CATCTTGGAAGCGTAGGTGTCGTCTTGTTTCAACAGCAACGTATCAGGATTACCAAAGATAGAGTTGACCACCATCTGCGCGGTTGACTTGCCAGAACCTGACCCGTTGTGTTTAAGGTGAATCAATGCCCCTTTTACGTTTTGCTTGGGGCCGATAAATTTAAGTAAGGGTGAGCCAAAGCCAAAGAATAAAGCCAGTGCATGCGTCTCAAGTCCGGGCCTGTCGTAGAAGTTAGCGATCTTACTCCACTCTTCCAACGTGCCAGTAGGCTTAAACTGCTCAGCCAGTTCCCGTGTGCCGCTTGATGGGGGCGCAAGCTTAGTGCCTGCCGCTGTGTATTCCAACTCACCAACGACAAACCCATCCTCGTCAGGTGTCCACCCCATTTGACTGCGTGTTTTGTTCGCAGCGTATTGCGTTTGTAGTTTGCGTAGTGTCGAAGCAAAATAAGCCATGATTGCATCCAAGTGTTTTCCGTATGCGACCACACCATTTTTAATTAGCAGGTCGCGCATTTTGTCTTTGGTAAACAGCGTAGTCACCGGGGCGTAGAACCTGCGAATACCGTCTTGCTTCATGTGCAAGTTCAGCCCCACCATCTCACCTTCGCCGTTGCCATACTTGTCCGAGTCAAAGAACCTCTCTGTCAGGTATAGGTCGTATGGGTAGATTTCAACTTCTTTTTCTTCCCCATCGGCAGTACGCTCCTTTTTGAATACACCGCCGTTAGCGCCACGAAAGTATGGAAAAGGATATGCCGGTATCGACATTGTGAGTGCCGGTGCGGTCTCGTCCTCGGGCGTCTCAATGATGTATTGGTCGTCTTCAACAACTGCCGCTTCGACAAACTTACCCAACAGAATAGGCGTAGAAATCTTTTGTGGGCACTCCGCACACACCGACGGATTGTTATCCCGATACCACTCACAGGTATACGGGCCTTTGGTCTCGGCTGCCTTAGTTTCGGTTACACCTGCCGAATAGTCGGGATGTCGTTTAGACAGTGTATGGATAGCCGTGGGCCCATCTTCGCAACGCACGGCGATAGAGAGTGCGGCCCTCCACAACGGTTCTTCTAGCGTATCTGCGTTCTCAACAGCGTTCTTTAACTGCGCACAGCCATTACCGTTAACGCTACGGATAACAATACGCTTAAACGAACACTTAGGGTAGTCGCCACCGCCAAGGTCTTTGGACGTCTCGTCCATACCAAATTGTTTAGCCGCACTCAGGTCCATTGCCGGTGCAGGTAACTTCTCAATAAAGTCCGCAAGGGATACAGGCGTACCCAGTGCAATAATTTGTACAGGTCTCGAGGTTTCGTTTTTAAAGTTATGTGTGCCGGGTATGCGTAAGATACGCGCGGCGTCGGCAGTTACCGCAGGGTCAGCAAATAGTTTCTTCTGAGCGCACAAACGCTTCAGTGATTTTGCGTGTCGCACCCACTCGGATGCAGGCACGTCTTCGGTCAATGGCCAGTAGACATGGAGTCCACCACCTGAGTTAACAAGCGTTGGGCTTGGGAGTTGCGTATCAGCTACAAATATGGATAGGGCTTGAGCGGCAGAAGCTTGGTCAGCGTAGGGCTTACCAATACCGCAATCAAGATCAAGAAAGAACGACCGCAGGAAGATGGCATTATCCACCTTGCGACCTGAGTCATCTTCAAATGTGGCAAGCGCAAAATACGCATCCACGCCTTGGGAATCCATACCTGAGCCGACCGCCTCCACGTCTTCAATCGTCGCTTGGAACGACTGTTTGACGGCACCTGACCGAATACCAACAGTGCAATACATGCCCTGCGTAGGTAAAACGGAGTTGAGAAAGTCAGTCACAGAACCTCACTGGGTTGAGGGGGAAAAAATAGGGGCAACAGTGCTACCTGTTACCCCCCGAGGGTTACTTACGTTTTGAAAGACGTGCAATAACTTTAGGCATTGCTGCCTGATAGCGAGCGCGTGGCACCGATTTACCAGTCAGCCAGTTGTACACAGTCGCACGAGTCACGCTAAACATCTGCGCAATCTCGGTAATGGGTGTACCTTTGTTGATGCAAACATCCGCCAACTGCATAACAATTGGTTTCTGGTCCGCATCTTCAACTTTCTGAATGAAAAGGGTGTCATGCCCCCGCAACTTATTACGCATCTTCGTCAGTAGCCCAGTCACTCAAAATATCAGATACGTCCTTAGGAGCCAGTGCATCAGCTTTAGCTTTGGCAGGGCTACGCTTGATAGGCTCCGCTATGGCTTCTTCTTTAACGGCAGGCTCTTCTTTGAACGCTTGTGGTAACGCGATCATGCCTTCAGCCCTAGATGGAACCATCTTCAACTCAATGGCTTGACGAGCGTCTTCAGTCTGGCTCTGTGCTTTACCCAGTTCCCACTCTTCTTTCGACAAGGGGCGTACAGCACGGAACTTCAACACGGGCACTGCTTCGGCAGTGTCGAAGCGAGCTTCGGTCACGATGCCTGTAATCGGGATACCATGTCCTGACAAGAACTTACCAAACGCTTGCAGAGGCATCTTCTCACCTTCAGCACGACCAAAGTATGACTTGGCAGGGACTGACAAACGGTAAATATTGCCGCCAATGTCGTTCTCCAGAGCCACAGCCAATCGCTTGCTGTAACGGCAGGCACGAGTCTTACCATCACCAGAGCCTTCGATGTTCTGAGGGCAGGTAGCGCATGACTTGCTCTGCGGATTTGTTACTTCTTCGTTGGGCACTACGCCTTCGGCAGACCAGCAGGCAGGTTTAATATCCTTGCCTTCTTCGTATTTGCCTGCGTAGAACGTGCGGGTCACACCTTTGCCAGATGCAATCACCACGAAGTTCATGGCGCGTTCTTCGTTCTTGGCAACTTCTTCGCCGCCTACGACCATGCGCCACACACCGCCCTTGATTGAGATTTGCTTACCGCCAGAACTACCTGCGATGTCACGGGTAGTAGCGTCTGAAGCCTCACGTAAATAGTCAGGGATAACGGAACCGGATTTAAAAAGTGTCATGTTACTCATTTTGATTTCCTTAATGGGAGGTTACTTGGATGAACGGCGAACCGTGATCGAGTATTTCGACTCGATATTCACACCTGCGGGCATTTTGTCTGGGTTCTCTTTGACGAACTGCGAGAAGTTTCCTTGCGCAATACGGCGTTCGAGTAGGTCAGGGGCATCGTGCTCACGGATGAATTTGTACATACTGTCCCAGTCACTGGTCCAGTAGCGTGTTTTGACTGCTCGTGTGAACGAGCCATGTTGGGTTTTGCCACCGTCTTGTCCAGTGGCTTTGCAGATTTCTAAAAGCTCTTGCTCGACTACATCAAGCTGTTGCTCGAGTGCGGCAATCTCTTCTTCCATCTGGCGCTTCTTTGTATCTTTAGCGTCACGTATTTTGATATACACATTGACTAGCTGACTTGCATCCATAGACATCCTTTGATTTACGTTGAACTTGGGTGGGGGTACTGACCGCTCTTCCGCTAGCTTTTAAAAAGTCTTCGCACGGTTTTCCCCCCGTTTTTTGTAAATTATACACTGTCAAATTTCAGTGTCAAGCTCTTGTTTGTATAAATCTACTAAACTTTGATGTAAATCGATTTTATTTTGCAGCATGGTGTACATGCGCCGCTCAACTGGACTACCTTGCAAGTGGGTGACTGTAACCTTGTTTGTCTGCCCTGCTCGGTGTGCTCGTGAGTTAGCTTGCAGATAGATCTCTGTGGAGCTTACTGGACCCCACCACACTACTTGGTCAGCCCGAGTCAGTGTAATACCGTGAGCCGTAGCTTGTGGTACTAACAAGAGTATGCGTGGGTCGTCTTCTGTTTGGAATTGTTTGATGATGTCTGCTCGGCGTGTAGAAGCAACGCCGCCATGAATTGTCTGCACTGTGTATCCTTGTTTGAGCAGAGTATTCTCCACCATCGCAAGCGTATGTCGATATGGGATAAACACCAATACCTTGTGGTCGGTTTGCTCGATCACATTTAAAAGCTCACTCATGCGATTAGCTACGTCAAACTCAACGACACTTCCATCATCGGTATATACCGCACCTTGCGCAACTTGCAAAAGTTTGTTAAGCATAGCCGCCGCGTTTACTGCCGTGATTTCCGAACCAGCCGCAATGGTCATCATCTGTTTCTTAAGAGCGTCATAGTACTTGGTCTGCTGAGCCGTCAAGGGAACTTCACGAGTCGAATACAACAGGTCAGGCAAGTCCAAACATTCTAGTTTTGTGTATCTAATCGCGGGCTGCAACACCTGATGAACGGTCTGCTGTGCGTCCTGTCTTGGTACCCACTTGTACTGCGTAAGTTTGAGCATCACTTTGTCACGGAACGCCCCAAAGAATCTAGGCACTGAGTCAGGCGTCACAAGCTTAGCCAAGCCGTATGCGTCTAGAGGTGACTGCGATGCAGGCGTACCCGTCATAAGCCACAGGCGTGTAGACGGTTTTACCAATGAGGCAAGGCACTTCCAGCGGTCGGTAGTTACACTTTTTACAGCGTTAGCCTCGTCCACAATGATGAGGTCAAACCCGCCTTCTATTAGCTCTTTATTGACAACCTTCACGCCGTCAAAGTTAATGATGACAAACTCGTAGTCACCCTTAATGAGCTTTTGCCTTTGTGTGCGTGAGCCTTGCGCAATCGCCACTGTGCGGTGCATGACTGTCTTAAACAAATCAGAGCGCCATGCGGTATCCATGATAGACACTGGACACACAACAAGCACACGCGTAACCTTGCCTTGATTCATAAGGTAGTCAGCCGCCCATGCCGCCGCACTGGTCTTGCCTGTACCTGCTTCATTAAACACAAAGCAACGTGGATGTAGTGTGAGGAATTCTGCCGTGGTGCGTTGATGATCAAACGGCGTAAACATTCCGGGCCATTCGTATCGACCAAGAATAGGACTAGGCACTTCACGGATACCTAGATTGCGTAGGAGTTGCACTTCATCAAACCCCCAGTTGACTAGCACTTGGTCAATGTCTCCATTGGTGCCAATTACTTTGCTCTTTGGAATGATTGAAGTGATCTGTGGTGCTTTGCGCGTGTTAAATAACAGCGCTTTGTTGTCGATGATTTGCATAATAAATTTGAATAGAAGTGACAAAAATAGCCCAGTAGCACTGCTACTGGGCAAACCCATTACTGGGAGGAGAAAGAATCAATGAAACAACTTAGAAGTGGCAACCGCTAAGTGACTCCATCCTACGTTACTTCTTACGCTCCCGCTTAGAAATTTGTGATTTCAAGGCACCTGTTTTGGTGCGAGAAAAACTGGTGTTCTCAGACTGCGGTGAGGCACGGAGATTGCTTAGTTTGGAGGTACCGCCTTTGGACATAGCCTTCTTGTGGTCTACGTCTACGGTGTCCGGCAGTGTGCCGTTAGCCTTCTCGTACGCTCGTCGCGCCTTATGCCTCTCGGATTGAGCGGCTAGTTGTTTTGGTGTGCCCTGATAGTTTTTATACTCAGCGGCATAATTGCGTTTAGTGGCCATTGTGATTCTCACAAGATGTAACTGGGCAGAACTTACACAGCGCAGAGCTTCTGGGATTCCACACCCCATGCACTACTGCCGACTCAATTGCACTAGCCCTGCCAGCCCATTTAGACAGGATTTCAGGCAACTGTTTCCTAGTGTACTCAGACTTGATAATGTCGCCAACTACAACAAACAACAGTGCCCCCTTGACGGTATTTACGTCGGGGTGGTGAACCATCACCATCGCTGCCATGAGTTCTAACTGAGCGCTATCTGCATAGCGGCTTGACTTGCCAGTCTTATAGTCGGCTACTCGTGCAACGCCGTTATCGTGGTTGATTGCAAGATAGTCTGGTATACCTCGGAACCATACGTCTTTATCAAAGAACCCACAGGGGGTGAAGTCTGCGCGGATGCCAAGTTTTTCTTCGCAACGGACGTCGCCTTTGAAGTTGGCAAGGGGTTCCACGAATGGTTTGTAGTGCGCATAACTCGCTGGAAGTGGTGTCTTATCACGGATGTATTCTTCAAATGCTTTGTGTACGGCACTGCCGTACATGGTTGCTTCAGTGTCTTTAGATTTAAACTTTTTTAGTATTTTGACTTCGTGGTATCTGCGTGGACAGCCTTCGTAGTCTTTGATACCTGAGTAAGAATGTGCTAGTGCCATAGAAAGAACTGGATTTGTTTTTGCAAGCCCTAGTGTACCAATCAACAGTCCCCATAGGAAGCCCCTACGCCTGATTCGCAGGCCAGCGGTAAAGTTTGTGCCCACTTTGGTCTCCATGACATGCACTCCTCAACGTATCGTTGCGCTTCTTGTTGTTCTTCCATCGGTGCAATACAAGCCACGGCATCGTGAACTGTCAAGACGACTTTGTACTTTTTGCCGATTTTAAGCATCTGCTCCGCTACAACCTGCCTTGCTACGGCTTGACACACGTTCTCCACTACTTTCCCCCCGTATATGTACACGGGTAATCCCTTAGAGAAGTAGCGCCACTGATCTTTCTTGGTCTTTTCGTCCACCACTTTGGCTAGGTCTGGGTACTGGATAAACAGCCCACTAGGTAGGGTTAGCCCCTTACCCGGAACCGCCCAAATCAAGCCTTGTTCGTCCACCTGAAAGCCGTTGCCTGTACGTAACGCAATCAACGCTTCGTCCGCCCTACGCCATAACTCGGGTATCTTGTAGTACCCATGCCTGTATGCGTCGATGATGCGTTTTGCTTCGTCTTCAGTTGCATCTACCCCGGCTTGCATTTTAAGAAAGAGCTTTAACTTATGGTGTCCAACGCCATAACCTGCGCCAAGAATCACAACCTTGCCCACTTGCCGTTGTTGCCTGTCAATCTCCTCAACGGGCATGTGATATATCTTGCTTGCCATAAGCTTGTAGACATCTTGGGAGTGTGAAAACGCATCTATCAAGTCATGCTGCCCTGCCAACCAAGCCAAGGTACGTGCCTCGATTTGTGCGGAGTCGCAGTCAATTACAACGTGACCCTTAGGCGCTTTGATGGCCTTCTTGATCTTGCCTGCGTTAGTGCCGCGTGATGGTAAGTTCTGCAGGTTTACAGAATCTTGCCCAGACCAACGACCAGAGTGGGCACCATAATAACGCAGAGGTACAGGAAACTTGCCTCGAGTAGACATACCAATAAAGCGCTCAGTGCGAGTTTCCTCAATTGTCGTTTTATTTCCAAGTCGGGCTGCGACAAGCATTTGGACTCTTTCATCAGGGTGCTCCTCTAAGGCTTTAAATTCTTCGTCAGTTTTTGCAAATGCAAAGGCTAGCTTGCCAGTACGCAGGCTAACCTTAGTGGGCGGTACAACGCCGTAGTTCTCAAGCACTAAGGCAAACTTGGGATTGGACATAAGTAGCTTCTTGATGCCGTCCATGCCTTCGCTAAAGATTGCGTGTACGTATTCGGGATCAGCGTCTTTCAGCATGAAGTCCCGTACAGATTCCATCAGCGCTTCCTTGGCATCCTTGACGGCTTCCAAGTGGTCAACCAACAGCGTCTTGTCAAGCTCAAGCACAGGCTCAATGAACATGCGCAAAGTCATGTCAATCAATTTCAATTCTTGTTTAGGGAAACCCATACCCATGTACAGATTGAATAGCTTGTACGTTAACTCAGTGTCATTGATGCAGTACTCAGCGTAGCGCGCCATCTCCTCGGCAGAGAAGTCATCGTAGTGTTTGCCCTTGGCATGAAGGACCTCATCGCCCTTGGCTCCGATACCCATGCGTTCAGCTTGCTTGGCTAAGCCATGCGCCTTCTCGTGTGGAAACAACGCTCGTGACATACCAAGCGTGTCAAACCAAGCCATAGGATTCACGCCATACAGCCAGTTGAGAACGGCACCATCAAACGCAGTGTTCTGTGCAACGACCATCGCATCAGACCAGTCAAACTCTTTTAGTATCCGCTCCACTTGCGGCTTGGGGTACCAGACAGTTTCACCATCGTCCACCTTGATCGCTATGCCAATCATCTCAAACTGAGGCGACCGCACATACTCCTCGGTAGGAATCTTGGTCAGGGAATACTCAGTTGAGTAGAAGCACTCGAGGTCGAGCGTTACAATTTTTGGCACATGCAGTCCTTGATTACGTTTTCTAAATACTCCATGTTATCCTCACGAATAATCATTGGGTGTCCCCCACATTTTTGGATTGAGTCAAGGTTCTTTAGTTGCAAGGCAGTTGCCGCACCTCGACCCGCCTTGGCTTCAATAGCTACGAAGTGTCCGTTGATACAGCACAGGAAGTCAGGGACTCCGCTGTTACCGTAGCCAGTACCAATAGGCATGGCGTAGTAAATGCCGTGAGCTTTCAAGATCGCTTTGATCTTGGCTTTAACTTTTGATTCAGGTGTTGCTGCCATCTTCGACTACCTCAATGAGTTTGGCTAAGTAGTGCTGTGCTTTCTTGAGGTCATCAAGTCCGCCTTTGTCTCTCCAACGTGATACATACTTCACAATATTGCCCTCAAGGTAGCCAAGTTCATTGGCAATAATGTAATCCCATGGTTGGATTGCTTTGTCTTTGTAGTGCGTGCCTGCAACCTGCACATCATTTGCGTTTGGTGCTAAGTCAATCATTTTGTTTTCTCCAGTAAAGCGTCATAGTACTGCTTGGGCATTGGGGCTTTCTTATCGAGGGTTTCCCTTAACCACTCCAAACCACCAAGCTGCTTAAAAATAATCCACTGCCTATCAGACAAACGTACGTATCGTACCTTTAGGGGGGCGGGGGGCTTTGGCCTTGGCATGTTCAAGTGTTCCCTCGTGTTTGTTTGGTTGTCTTTCTTTGGCTCGTGTATACGTGCCGAATTGTTTGTAGTCCAGTCCTTTTGTGCTCTCGATTGTTCCCGCATTTTTAGCGCGGAAGTACGGGTCGGTTGCAAAGATACTAGGGCGGTCTACTTGGGCTAACTCTTCCCATGGGTCAAGTGCGCTCATGCTTTCATCTCCCGTACGTACTGTGCAAAGCTTGCGGCTGTATCACCAAAGGCAATACGCATACTTTCAAACTCTTTAGCCACTTCCTCAAGCACTTGGTTGCGCTGTGATGGGGATACGTAGACATCGTAGTGATACGGCTGCCCTTCAATGTCTTGCAAGATTTGTTTGCCCAGATTGCTGTGCTTTTCCACCTCGTTAAAGGCATCGTCTTCTTCCGGTGTCCATTCAGTCATGATTTCTCCTTCTTGCTTTAGATATAAACCCCACACCTGACCAAGCGGTGTAAACAAAGGGCTGTCTTTGTCTGTACTGACCGTGCCGTTAGTTGGGTCGTACCATGCTATTGGTTTCATGTGTTCTTCTCCTTGAGTTTGTCCAAGGCGGTTTCAATGCTGTCTCTAACTCCTAAGCCCATTTCTATTATTTGGGTTATCTCCTCATCCGTCAGCCCTACCCACGGGCGAACGTAGTCTTGAATGTCATCGTCATCAGGTGTCATATCGGTGCGTCCTCATGGTTGTCAGGGTTGAACTTCGGGACTCGGGTTCCCTTGTCCTTTGGGTTTGGGAATGGCGGGAAAGGCCATGTCATGCCGCCGCCGATTCTTGTTGGGATTCATAGCGTTTGAGTTCCGTATCCATCTGCACAATTAGATCAGCTAAGTCAGACTCAAGTAAATGCACTTGCTTAACCCAACGTGCAACGGTTAACCGTAAGTCGTGCAAGAACTCTTCCTTCATGTGTTGGCTTGCCATTACCTCAGCCACCATACGATAGCCACCACCCGCCTCACGATCAGATGACAAACTAACAAATGCGCGGATGTGCGTAGGTGTTGAGTCACCCACAGTAATCTTACACTTTTGGATTAGCGATCTTGCTTGTTCCCTACGGAATTGTTTAGCTGCTTCTGTATCGTCCCACTCAAAGTAGCGATGCAAGATGTTGGTCTCATCTTTAGCTACTGCAATCACATCATCAATCAACAGCACCCCACCATTTTGGCGTGCCATCTTTTCTAAATACTTACGTTCTTCATTCATGATTTCTCCTTGTTAAAAATAAATGCCTGCCCTACCACTCCATGCCTAGCCGAACCATACCTGCCCTACCGGTCCGTGCCTTTCCCCGCCGAGCCACGCCTGCCTCTCCACTCCATGCCTAGCCAACCCTTGCCTGCCTTACAAGGCCGTACCGTGCCATGCCATGCCGAACCAAGCCCATCCTAGCCTGCCCTACCGCGCCACTCTGCTCCGAACCAAGCCCAGCCTAACCACGCCTGCCATACCCCACCGCGCCTCACCGTGCCTTGCCGGGCCCCGACGTACCTGCCGTGCCAAACCTCTCCGGTCCCGAACTTACCTCGCCTCTCCACGCCTGCCTTGCCGATCGCCGCCACACCTCACCGCGCCTTGCCACTCCGTGCCTGCCTTGCCGAACCAATCCGGTCCCTACCAATCCCCGCCATAACGAGCCGTGCCTGCCTTGCTGTGCCGGAACGAACCGCACCGTGCCAATCCGAGCCGCGCCTAGCCCAACCTGCCGTACCAAACCAAACCAAGCCGTAACGAACCGCAACGCGCCTAGCCCGGCCTGCTTAGGTGTTTGGATTATTGAATACCAAACTTGGTTTTGACTGCGTTTTCGTTAGCGCTCTCTACAACACGGAACAAACCAAACCCGCATCCGGCACTAGCCTTACTGTCGGGACGACCTGCTCCGATTCCTACCTGCAAACCGCAACGGCTTACAAGGTTAATTACATCTACTGCTTTGAATTGGTCCATGTCGAATCGGACACGCAGTTTGACAGCCCACTCTTTGTACATCGGACGAGACCGAACATCGACCACGCCTGTTGCATTGCGAGTGTGTGCTGTATACGTATCGCTCTTACCATACACACGAACCAAAGGAATACCATCTTGCTTGTCCCAACCATCGGCTTCAACAAACGTAGACAGCTTAGCCAACGTCATCTTGAAACCAACCAGTCGACATGCGGAAATCATTGCAGCCCTGAATGCGGCGGCGTTCATACCTTCCCAATTCTCCATACTGCGATAGCGTGCGTCCTCTGCTTCCTTCTCGTAGTCACGGGCATCACGCACCTTCTTACTCTTAGACGATGGGCCTTCTTGCATCTTCGCCATGAGCTCCGCCTTCTTGCTAAAACGCTCAACAACCAAGGGGGCAATGCCCTCAAGGTACAAGTCGATTGTTGCGAACTTGGGAGGGGAGATTACATAATTTGTTTCGATTTCTTTGGTAGCCATTTTTAACTTTCGTTGATTTAAATTGAACGGGTTTTATACTGCGTCGAGTTCGGTCAGTATTTGGTTAGTGAGTTCTCGCACTCGGTCTAATACATCTTCAAGATCAGCCTTATGTTTGAACTCATTTGTGATTGCCAGTTTGATGTTGACTAACGCTTTGTACATCTGCGGCCCTTTGACAGCATACAAAAGTTTTTCTTCATCTTCTGGGTAGTTAAACTCTAGTACGGCTTTCATTTAGGCAAGCCGCCAAAGTATGTGTGTAGCTCTCGATACAACTCATGCGCATCACTCAAGCTGATGTCATCCAAGATGGTTTGTATCTTTGTACGATATGGTCGTCTAACCAACCTATTCATACCTATACCGTCCATCGCTTCCGCAGCCATTGCTAGTGCTTCTTTGCTTGGCTCAGTAGAAGTTCTAAGCTTAGAAGTTTTTGCAGGCTTCGCTTTTTTAGGAGCTTTAAATGCTTTGAGTGGCACATACTCGGTGCCGTTAGGGTACATCATGCCGTGATTGGTTCTGGTTATGTGCCCTTGACGGACCATCTGACCAAGCAGTGACGATGATGAGCTTTTCTTATGCCCCTGCGCCTCTAGTCTGCGAATGCATTCCTTTGCGGTGAGTCCGGGGTTGTCACGCACCATTTCAAAGGTTGCACGAGATGTGTTTGTGGTTGTTTTGAACACGATTGATTCCTCTTTAGTTGTTTCAGGTTGTTCCCAAGATTGCAGTATTTGCTGCATTGCTGTTTGTAAGTCAGACATCATCATCTCCAAATAAGTTAAGTTGTCGTGGGTCAGGCATCGTACGAGACAGGTCTTGCATGTCCCGTAGTCGCATCTCTAGTCTTTCAGAAAGCACTTTGATTAGCCCCGATTGCCCATCGGCAAACCGGATTAGCTCCTCGTCAGTCAGGTTGTCATAGTTCATCTAAGCTCCATAAAGTTAAGTAAGTTTCCATCGTCGTCGGTTGTGAACCATACGATATTGTCAGGAGGCGGCACCAGTACCCGTTTGAGATGCCCGCCTATTAGCGCTACTGCCCTGATCTCGCTCAACCATTCAGGCAAGTCAGACACAAACCCACGAGATGCGGTTTCATGTCCGTCACGCCATTGCTTGAGTGTGTAGTCGCCATCACGCTCTTCGTATCTGCATTCGTACATATCATTTTGGTTGTTGTATCCCATTCGGTTCTCCAGTTGGCGTTGTGCATCTGCGAAACGAACGTCAGTTTCATCCATCATTTCAGTCATTAGTCCCTTCACTTTCCCCATCATCTACTCCCCAATCAAAGGCACCAAGGATTTCGTCCACCTTGATCTTGGTCAGTGCCCGAGTACTATCTTCCTCACGCAATTCTTTAGGTGTTACCCCAGACAATACTTCCTCAAGCTTACGTGAAGCTTTCGTCAAGGCAGGGTCGCCAGTAATATTCATCACTTGCAATAACTCGCACAAGTCAACGGCGTTAGTCACGGTCGTATCGTGAAACGTACGCTTCTTGCCATCCTCACCCACAGTCAAGCGGTCACTCAATCTGCTGATTGCGTTATACAAACGAGTCCATGAGTCTTGGTTAGCCGCCTTCAGTTGTGCGTCAAGCTTCGCTTCGTACTGCTCAACCAACTGACGTTGTACGTCGCTCTCCACATCTAACCTGAAGTCACCGCCGGTAGGCAAGGGAGTGAACGATGTGTCCATACGGAAGCGCTGTGCCACCTTACCTCTGCTTGGGTATTCGTTGCGGTCAAACAATGTACCCAGTTGGAACGCTGCTCCCGCTACGAGCGTGTCGTACTTGTCTAAGAACGCATCAACAAGCCGCTCAAACTCTGTCTTGTATCTACCCATGACTTGCTGATACTCAAGCAGTGCCGCAGTGGGTAACAGTCTTGCACCTTGGTCACTCCATGGAAGCGTCAAGCGATAGTGTTCGGCTCGGGCACGAGCTTGGAACTTAGTGATTGCTTCTAACTCTTTGCACTCAGCAAACAAGTTTTTGTACACCGATGCCGCCTTCTTGGAGCCTGACCCCTTAGAGTTAGTGACCTCGGCTTGCGTACTCTTGTCTTGCTTGCGACCCGAGTAGACTGCGATGTTTAAGTCCACCATCATGGCGGAACGAGCGACGCCTGCAATAGGCTTTTCTGTTTTGACTGTGTAGTAGTTCATGATTCTCTCCAAAAGTTCTAAGGTTATAAGTTTTTGTTCAATGTAATTTTCTTGGTCTCATCGTCCAACCTTGCGGCTAGCTTGATGGTGTCAATAAAGTCTTGACTCACTGGTGCTACGGTGAATAGCTCATGCCCTACGATGGGTTTGATGGCGGGCATGTATGCGTTCTG